TGCATTACCTATTGCAAGTATTTCCTCATCTGTTAGTTCACGCATCTGACATAAATACATACACGCTTCATCGCATTTAGGATGTGGCTTATCTTTTACTGGATGGGTATAGAGTGGAATACAAGGCTGTTCAATATCAAAAGATATATTTAGTGCCGCACCCAAACTAGTAAAAAGCACTCCATCCACCATCCATGCTACTGGTTCATTGGTCATTTGCCTAATTTCCTTTTTATCAATTGTTTGATGCGTTCTTCTTTTTCAGGGTATTGGGCCAGCAAGCGTACTACTTCAGGCCAACCACGCTTCCTAGCGACCCCGATGTACCAATGGGCCAAGTAATTGTCAGAGTTGTTCTTCAAGTTGCTTTATCTTCTGTGATATTCTTGCTCGCCATTGTTGCCAACCTTCACCAGCGTAAGCCTGTACGCCAATTTCTTGGGCTTTTTTGACAGTTAATTCTTCGCTGGAATACCAAGGCAATTCGGGCTTCTTGATCTTTTTAACTTCCATATCCAATTCATCTTCCCAGCGACCTTGATTGAGCCAAGTAGCAGGATGTGGGATAAAGTCCTTTTCAGTCTGCTTTAGCTTCCAGTATTCCAAATGGTTTGGCAGGGCATCGTAGGCATCTTGCTGTTCTTGGCTACTCAGCCTTTGCCAAGACTTTTCAGCGGCTCTACGGCCCTGTTTACGGGGGTAAATGGCATAAAACTCTGCAAAGTTCATGGCAACAAATCCTTTATATCAACGCCTTTTTCAGCCAGCTTTTGTTTAAAGTTTTGCATAGCCCGTTTCTCAACAATAGGTACAGTATTTTTGTGTAAAAACAGCTTTTCAGCTATATCAGCGTGGCTCATTACAAAATCATCACCAAGATTTGTTTTAAGCGGATTCATCTAATTGCTCCCGTAATGCTGTAATTTCGTCAGCTTGCATACGCAACATATTGCATATTTCTTTAAGTCTGCCTTCTAGCCATAAAGTATCTTCGCTATCAATTAAATCAGCTAATTCGTAAGCATTTAAAGTTGGCTGTTCTTTAATTTCAGTTACAAACCCCAAACTATTCATGCGGTATGTTTTCATTTGTTTGTCCAATATAAAAGTATTGCGGCTACCACCATGACTGTGCCAAAGGCGATAAACACGCCAATGGCAAATACAGTCATTATGGTTTCGATCATTTAGCGATTTGCTCAATCTTGTAATAGTTGGCGTTTTTGCGAGCAAGGATGAAGTACGCTTGCTTAATAGTTACTGGAACGCTCCAAACCTTCCATGCGTTGATGTAGTCATCAAATTGCATTACTACAAATTCTTTTTTGCCTTGACCTTTTGATTTCATTTTGCTTTCCTTTTTCTATCTCACTCGTTATTGAGTGATACCAGTTTATTAAGGTAGCTTAACAATGTCAACAACTATTTGCATTTATTTACTAGGGATTTTCCCTAATGTGTCGTTTTTGCAACAAATGTGTTTTACGGCAGATATAAGAACAATATCCACGCTTGCGGTGATGTAACCAATCAACCACCATAAACCAAAGACCACAACTACACTTCTTATTTATTTTTAACATTGTAGTATTTCCCTTTTGCTCTTTCGGTGAACGAACCTAGCCTACCTAGATTCGCCTTAATCTGCTCCATCGGAGTTACAGAACCCGTCAGTCGTTCGTGGAATAGGCACTAACTTCGCCACCTATTTTGTGCTGTTACATCCACTACCCCCAGTAACACTTTCGTCTTGATCGCTGGTATGTCGTTAGAGCCTCCAACCAAGAACGATTGGGAATAGAAAATAAAAAAGGGTTTTAGGGGTAACTCTGTGATTGGATGGCTTGGGAAATGCCTCTTTAACTCATTTCCTAAACCCACAGAACTACCTCTAAAACCCTAGCTTATCGAGTATCCAATTCCTCAATAATTTAATTCTACTACAACTTATTGCAACTCAGGCCAAATTAAATGATAAGTTTTTGGTAAAAGTTGTTTTCTTGTAACTAAGCCATGTGATTCTTTTTCTAGCGTTGCGGCCAGCATTACCAGCTTGTCGTGTGGAATCTCGCTGTTTTGCCACATAGATACTGCTGGCACAGATACACCGACCAGCTTGCTAATACGGGTCGGGCCACCAAGAAGTTTGATAATTGCTGTTGCGTTCATTCAGCTATCTTAACAAATAAACAACATTTTTACAAATAGTTCTTGCAATTGTATTTAAGCTGGCTTAATATCTAAGTACGGCATTTGCCGTGTTAATTGGAGAACTCAAATGAGTGAAATAGAAAATCAACAGCAATGGGCTGACCAAGTTCAGATGGTACGGGAGTTGGAAGAAGCCTTTAAAGACATCGAAGATGGAATATTCTTGACCGAGCGTCAAATTGATCTACTGCGTTTTAGCTGTGGATTACCCCCAAAACCAGCACCCCACCCAGCACTCAAATCTTTATTTGAGCAATTTGGTACAACCTTTGGAGCAAACAAATGAATAATGTTGAACGAATTACGCTACCTAAAGTAGTGTCTATGCTGAACGCCTGTAAAGTTCAGTTTGCAATTATTGATAGTGACGGCAAGCAACACGGCAGTCTTGAAGTTGTAGCCAAGAAAAAGCGTGGCCCATTGAAATACCCGTTTGGAGCATTAGCTAATCACTTTACGCCAATCATTAGAAACCTACAGCCTGACCAAGCCGCAGAAGTACCTTGTGGCTCATACGAAATGGAATCAATGCGTAGTGCTATTGCTGGCTGGGCATCAAAACATTGGGGTAATGGCACTTGTTCAACTATGTTGGATAAGCCAAGCAACACAGTATTGGTATTCCGTACAGCACAAACACTAATTTAAGGATAAAAAATGATTATTTCAGATAACAGCAAAGAATTTAAGATTGCCCCAGCAGGGTTACACATGGCTCGCTTGTACAGCATTATTGACCTTGGCCATCAATCCGTAGAATGGGCTGGCGAATCCAAGATCATGCACAAAGTTGTGTTTACTTGGGAATTGCATGGTGACGATGATGCTGGCCTTCCATTAAAAACAGACGATGGTAAGCCTTTAATCGTGTCCAAACGATATACAGTCAGTTTAGGTGATCAGGCCCGTTTACGCCAAGATTTAGAAGCATGGTCTAACAAAAAAATGACACCTGAAGATCGTAAAAACTTTGACCTTAAAGGATTGCTAGGTAAGTTCTGTATGGTCAATATTACGCATAGTGAAGATGGCAAGTACGCCAACATTAGCGGTATTTCACCTGTGCCGTCAGCATTGCGTAACGCCCAGCCTGAAGGTATTAACCCAGTAAACCATTTTTGGTTAGCTGAGTTCGATCAAGGTAAATACGATGCGTTGCCAAAATATTACAAAGAAAAGATTACAGAATCATCTGAATGGCGTGGTCAAAAACAGCGTGAAGCTGAAGCACCAGTAGCAACCGACAACGCACTTGTTGACGATATTCCTTTTTGATTTACGGGGGAAAGCAAACGGCTAGGTCCTGATAGCAATGCCGTGATTGACCAGTTAGCTGAAATGCAAAGGCAGTCGGCAATCCCCCACCCACATTGAAAGCAACAAATGATAGTTAAAGAAAAGGTACAAGAAAATGGTCATTGGTACACAAAGGAAGGCACTCCAGCCTATACAACCATCGGCAAAACTGGGGAACGGCCAACAACGCTTCGTGACGCAAGGAAACTTGGACTTTTGCCAAGTGTTACAACAATTAACGGACAGTTATCAAAAGCAGGGCTTGATACATGGAAGCAACAACAAGTCTTGCTGGCGGCTTTAACCCTACCTAGAGTAGCTACCGAATCTGAGCAAGAATGGCTGGCCCGTGTAATGCAAGATTCCAAGGCTACTGGTAGGGAAGCGGCTGAACGGGGTACAAAGATTCACGCCATTATTGAGGGTTATTTTGAGCAGATGTATATGCCTGAAAAGCCAGCTTACTTGGATAACATTGATGCGGCCCTTAAAGACGCTTTTGGAGAACAGCCTTGGCTTGCAGAGCGTTCTTTTGGGCATCCGCTAGGGTATGGTGGCAAATGCGACTTAATGGCTAAAACAGGCTTTATTGTTGACTTTAAGACCAAAGACACCAGCCTTGAAAAAGTAGATGTTTACTTTGAACACGAAATGCAATTGGCCGCATATCGTGAAGGGTTAGGTATGCCTACGGCTCGATGTGCCATTGTGTTTGTAAACGGCACTAGCAATGAAGTCAAATTGATAGAAGTACAGCAGGATCAGCTTCAAAAGGGCTGGGAGTGCTTTGAGCATCTGTTACGGGTCTATCAGATCAAGAACGGAATATAATTAAATTGGGCGGCAGAGTTAGACACAATCTAAGCTCCTTCACGGGACTGCTGACCCACCATTCTTAGGGCGTTAAGCCGCCATAGTAGGATGCAGTAATTGGGTAATTTTGCGGCTTTCTCGCCCATTGCTTGTAACTGCCAAATACTGCCCGTTGTTTTTTTACCATATTAGGGAATATCCTAATAAAAATGTGTTGACATTGTTAAGCTGGCTTAATAAACTGGAGTTACTCCATTGGGGAGTGAGATAGATAAGGAGATTCAAATGCAATTATTAGACATCCAAATTACAGAAGTAGACCAGTTAGGTATGTTGTTGGCTCAGATCGCTGACTTGGAAGCACAAGCAGAAATTATTAAATCTAAGCTAAAACAAAACGAAGGCCATGTAGAAGGTAACTTGTACAAGTCTTGCGTAACATTGTCACAACGCAAAACTGTAGATAACAAAGCTGTATTTGCAGAAGCCAATGTGCCAGCAGAGTTAATTGAAAAGCACACCAAAACAACCGCTGTTATCACACTTAAAGTAACAGCCCGTTAATCAACGGCAGGTCATTGACACTATTCAGCTTAAGTACTCGCAGACGAACGACTAAAAAGACCTTGACCTGCCACCCTTTAGGAAAAACCATGAAATACTTATTTTTATTAGCCCCATTAGCATTAGCCGCTTGCAGTTCTTTTGAACCACCAAATGTCAGCCTTGAAACTGACAAAACTGCGTATCACATGACTAGAGCACAAGTAATTCTTGGAATTAACGAATGTGAAGATGCTGGTACACGCCCAGTAGTCATTACCGCTAAACGCAAGATTAACGGGGTTACAACTGATGTTCCAGTAGAAGTTACCTGCAACCCACGCTACAAGATTTTCCACTAGGAGGTTGACATGAGAGATTTTATTTTAGGCGGTCTGATGGCTATTTTTATCTGTGTAGTCATTTTTGGTACTAATTACTTGATGCATGGGTATGTAATATGAACAATGAACCAGTAGCGTGGATGCTTGAAACAAAAAGAGGAAATATTAGTTGCTTTGTAAAGCCTAGCGATGAATTTAATTGGATTCCACTCTACACCCATCCAGCAAAGACACTAACAGATGAGGAAATAAATGAAATTGCCAAAGAATGTAAAGCACCTTGGCATAGCCATGCTATTGACCCAATGATGTTTGCTAGAGCAATACTAAGAAAGGCACAAGAATGAAGTACAAGCCGTTTGACCAGCGATTGCATGATGAGTGCGATCCTCCTGCTCGTAATGCGGTCGCTGAGTGGCTTAAAAACCTTTGGTATGTCGATGCCTTACCTAACCCTGATAAATACGCTGTAGACCTTGTATTAAGCAAAAATGGGCAAAAAATTGGGTTTGCTGAAGTTGAAGTGCGTGATTGGGGTATGAATTTTTGTCCGTACAACACAATCCATATTGCCCAGCGTAAAGAAAAGCTGTTTAATCACCCCCGTACAACAATGTATGTGGTTACTAAAGACTACACACACGCCTACTGGATCAGGGCCAGCAAGATTAAAGAATGTCCGTTAATTGAAGTACCAAACTCGGCTGTAGCCCGTGATGAGTATTTTTACGATGTTCCCAAAGACCTGTGGAAGTTTGTCGATCTTCGGGAATTGTTTTAAGCGTAAGGGCGTGTACCCTGTTTATCAATAATTAACATCTGTTTACGGGCTACATCACTAGCAGTATTGGGTACGCTAATGTGTGTCCAGCTATCAAATTCACGGATTAACTGGTCAAACTGGATGTCTGAAGCCTTGATTGCTTCACATACTTGACTAGGCGTCATGCCTGATACACGGATGTCTGCGGCACACCCAATGCGGTGCTGGCTAGAATCCTTTGAGCCTACAGAATCATTTACTTTCTTTGATCTGTAGCCTGAGTTAATTGAAATAGGCTTGCCTAACAAAGTGCGAACCTGCTCAAGCAACTTAGCTAAACGGGTTAAGTTGTTGATTTCGTTAGCATCAGGGTTGTTATCCCAGCCTTGACGCACAGCGGCATCAGAATGGGTTAACTCTTGCAGTGTAAAGTTTGGGCTTAAATTCATCGCTTCATCATTCCTTCAATTTCTTTAGTTTTGTCTTTACTGCCTTGTGAACTGCCAAAATAAAACGATAAGACCTGACCAGCAGAACTTGTAATAAATCCAAGTGCAAATATCACCATTTGTTGTTGATCTACAGGCACATCTTTAATCATTAAAAGGCCAATAAATCCAAACGCTAGGGCTACTGTGCCTAATGCAAGAGTAGGTACAACAGCTTTATCTAGTTTTGTAGCGTATTCGCTAGTGGCTACTGCGGCATAGGCTTTACGGGCAGAATCACGATCTTGGGCATCCATTTTGGCGTATTCAAGGTCAAGTTCTTTAAGTTTGAGGGTAAGGTCAGGGTTGCCAGTTAAAGCGGCTGTAACGCCTTCTACAGTAGCGTCATCTACACCTAGCTTATCAGCCAACCAGCCCACAGCAACTCCACCAGCAGGGCCAGCAATAGCAGTAGCCAAGACAGGAGCAACGCCTTTAAGAAGTCCAATTAAAGTATCCATCATTTATCACCCCAAACAATTATGTAAGCTATCCAAGCGGCTACCAAAAAGCACATAAATTGTGCTCTGCGAATATTTTTTAAATCTCCGTCAAACTCAGCTTTTTCTTCTTTTTCCAGCTTTTCAAGTTCATTTTTGATCTTCAAGATTTCAGCCCATTCTTTTTCACCCATTGCCGTACTCTTGAATTGCCTTAAAAACTCAATTTTAAGGTTGTATTCTTCTTGGCTAATTAACTTCCGATGCCGATATTCTGCTAAAGCCTTGTGTATTGCTAACCGCTTTTTTACTTCTGTTTCTCGTTTTGCTCTAAGCCGTTCTTGGGCTTTTTGCTGGGCTACATCTAATCCGTCTTTTTGTATTGCTTCAACTTGTTTAGTTAAAGACTTGGCACTTTCCCTAGCGGAATCTAAACTGCCAGTTAGTGCTTTAACATCAAAATCAGGCACATTACTTTCCACCAAACCAATGTATTGCCCAACCGACTAAAGTGCTGATTCCTGAAACAATAGTCATGCCAACCCAAAAACCACCACGACTGCGTTCAGCCATGCCAACTAGCTTTTTAAGGTCAGCATCCATAGCATCTATTTTTCGTTCCATAGAATCAAATTTACGCTCGTAATCTTCGACCTTTTGCCAAAGAACTCCGTACTTAACTGGGTCAATTTCAAAGGCCATATTCACCTTTAAGCTACAGGATCAACCACGGGTGCAACAACTTCTTCAATTACAGGCGTTTCTTCAACTACTGGCTCAACCACTTCTTCAGTTACTTGTGCCGCTTCCAAAGCTACTTGGTTAGGGTCTTTAGGCCATGTAATAGCCATTGCAGTAGCTACCGCATCCACATCAGCCGCACCTTCTACAGCGTTTGTAGCTGTTAGTGCAGTAGTGCGGATAGATTGCCGCCAAGTGTTCCAAGAAGCGTTAATTGGTGTGCTTGTTTCAAAAGCCTTAACTACCATCCAATCAGTAGGCAAAAGAATAGAGTAAGCAGTTGCGTTGATTTGATTTAACGCAGTTGTTTTAACTGTTAACAGGTCTTTTGGTGTGTTGGTATAGGTAAGGTCAGGGCCAACTAATGTCTGACTAACCCAATAGTAAGTGTCGTTTTTAGGTTGATTAGTAGCAATAACTTCTTCTAAGCCAACTTCAGCTTTTTCTTCAGGTGTTGACAGATTTAACCAGTTAGCTGGGTACTGTACGCCATTGATTTCAAAGGCTGTACCTTCGTTAATGTATTGTTGGTTTTGTGTGCAATAAAACATAATTACCTCGCTAAAGCGTTTTTAAAGGGGTTTTCGGCAAATGCCATAACTATAAATGTTTGACCGCTACCATTCCAGTTTGAGTTTGTATCTCGCATTTTGAAGCCATTGGAAAGAATGTCAATGTTATATGGGCTAATTTCTGCATCTGAGGATTGTGCTTGTAAAACATTACCAGCCGCATTGTAAGTATTACGGCTTGAATCCCACATACCCCAAATAGAACCAGTAGAAATAGCTTTAGTCATAATAAATTTAGGTCTAAAACCGCAATACACAAATGGGCCGTCTGTGGAAGCATTGCCAACATAACTTGTAAACTTACTAAATCCAGCTATTTCTGACCAGCAGTAGGCTACAAAAGTTCCACCGCTACCATTAGTTTCAGAGTATGTTCCTACAGAAAATACAGAAGATGTAGGTGCAGTATCGTTCCAAATAACACTTGCACCGCCTTGTGCATTTGTTAAGTTTAAAAATAGATGATATTGGGCTGGATTAGTTCCACCATTTAAATACGCATTGTAAACAGGCCAATTTGTATCACCAACACCAGTATCTCTGCGTTTAACAATAATCATTTTAGGAGCAACACCTAAACCATGTCCTATTGTTCCGTTTGAGCCACTACCAGTATAAGTAACCACACTAAATCCAGCAGTAGCATTAACGCTTACTGTTGATGTAATAGAACCACTTGTATTAGATGAAGTAGTGCCTTGACCAGCTTGCCATTGCCATGCAACATAAGTGCGACCTGAATAGTTTACATAACCACCAGTAGTAGCTACAGAGCCATCATTAACGCTAAAGCCATTGCTGTTAAACGCAGATACATAACCATATTCGCTAGATAATGCACCATTCCAAATGCCTTCTGCACTTAAAGAAGCAGTATCTAAAGATTGACCAGTTGTTCCTCTAACAGAATCAAAAACGCCTGTGCCTTGTGTTGTCCCTGACCTAATTTTGCTCCACACTAAATCAGGCTTAAATCCAAAAGTATTTGTAAACGATTTGGTTTGTAAACCATCACCAGTATAGATTGTTGCATCCATACATTTACCACCATTAACAATAGTGCTAGTAGGTAAGTTAAAAGTATTGAGTGCTACAAAGCCTGTTGGTGGTGTGTAAGTAAAACCTTGTTGACCAAAGTTAAATGCTTGTGAAGCAGAACTCCAAACAATTCCCATTACATATAAATTAGTTGCTGGAGTTACAGAATAAGCAGACCCTTGTGCAACATTATTTTTATAAAATTGAATTGTTGGATTTGCACCTGAATAATCAACTGCAACACCAATTACATCGTTAGTTGTATAGCTTGAGCCGCTAAATTGTAATGCTCCAGCTTTTTCAATAGCACCATTAGAAGCGTAATAAGTTAATGCCGCAGAATCAGTATATGAGCCTGATGATGCAGTCAAAGCAGATGGCGATAAATTGTTATACCCAGTTACACCAACATATTGAGAAGTTCCCCCAGTATTTGTAACTTCGTAATATGTTTTAACCCCAACAGGAATTGCAAATGTTCCAATAGTTGTGTTATTACTTGAATTGCTATTGCAAGTAGACTGCAAGTTACCATTTGAAACAGTAATGTTCGTTGAAGTGCTTAACGGATTTAATACTGCATAGTTAGCTGTTGTTGCACTTGTCAATGTAGGTACATCAGTCATTGAATCGTAAGTTACGCCAGCAGTTAAGCTAATGTTGTTAGGTGTCCAGTTGTTGCCGTTACCTGACCTATCTTGCGAAATACTAAAAGTAAATGGATTAGCTGAAGAAGTTGTTACGCTATTAGTATTTGTAATAGTAAATGCGTTTGTAGAGTTATCAATAATTGTTGCATTTTGCAAAGTCAATAATTGAGTTCCGCTAATTGCAGTTAAAGCAGATGTTGGTGGCGTAAAGTTAGAAGTGTAAACAGCAGTATTGTTAACCCTAAAGTTAGACACTAAACCTTGGAAATATTGGAAAGATGAGCCTGAACTGCCTGTTTTACCAACAGTTACACCGCCTGTGCTAGATAATGTGCCTGAAACAGTAGCAGTTGCACTAGCTATACCATTGATATACAAGGTGTTAGTGCTTCCACTTCTTACCCAAGCCACATGAACCCATTGATTTAATGGTAATGTTGCGGCTGACATTAAGCCACCGCTACCTAACATATAGCAATAGAACGCACCAGAGAAAAATCCAACTACTAGACCACCACTATCGCCACCAATAGTAAATAGCGTAGGTTGCGATGCGTTAGTAATTGTTGAAGTGTTTGCCCAACATTCAGCAGTAAAGTCACCAGTAAAGTTAAATACAGAGTTAGCTGGAGCAGAAATTAACTGGTTTGTACCATTAAATGAGCCAGCATAAGACGCTGAAGATGTCAGGAATGGCAAATAGAAGCCATTAGTGCCGTAAGTACCTGTATATTCGGCTGGTTGCCATACACCTGTTGCTGGGTTTGTAGAACCAAATGAAGATGGGGTAAGGGCTTGACCATCAATAAAATTAACTTCAGCTAAATATCCGTCAATAAATGAACCGCCATAAGTAGGGTCTGACGAAATATTGTGTTGACCTGTTGTGTTAATAACACCAGTAGCATTTTGCGATGGATATACAGGGGTTGTATTAAATGCTGTTACTTGAACACCATTGATGTATTGTCTGATTCTGTTGCTTGCAGTTGCATTAGTAGTGTCAAAAACAACAACAATATGATACCAAGCACTAGGGTCACGCAACACATTAGCACTTTTGACTAAACCTAATTGCGACCCATCAAAAAAATCTAAATACAAAATGTTATTAGCTATGTAAATAGCAGTATATTTATTCCCTGCTGGTCTGCACATGAAATAATTTCTTCCTGCTGTGCTTACATCACCTAATTTTACCCATGCACTCCAAGTCCAAGTAGTTAATGAGCTTTGAACGCTTGGGGTGCGATTCAAATAAGCAGAAGCACTACTTCTAAATCTTAAAGAATTAGTTAAGTTATAGCCTGACGGCCCATTAGCTGTAAATACGACAGGTAAAGTCATTAAGAAACCCCTAGTGAGCGACCTTGTTCATACATATTTGTACCATCACTACGGAATACAAAGTAATCCTTTGCACCTGCGGCTGTGGATAGTGTTGGTGCTGTACCGCCAGTCCACTTAAACACAGAATCCCAAGTTAAAGTATTACTGCCAGCATTTTGAATTATAGCAAGGCCATAGTACGCTCCACTTACTAAATTAGTAGGTGCACCCATTGTGCGATTTGAACTAACAAATGTAAAAGTAGCTACTTGGGCGGTTTCAGCGTTCCAAGCAATAGTAGATGCGTCAGTTAACGCTACATTGCCAAAATACTGTTGTTTTGTAAAATCTGTTACTTCGTTATCTTTAACAATATTTGCATCGTAAGCCTCAACAATCACCCCAATATCAGCAGATTTAAGGATTGTTGCGTCATACGCTTCAACAGTTACGCCAATATCGGCATCAGTTAAATAATCACCAAGAATAGTGTTAACTTGACCTAAAGTGGCGGCATCGGTAGAAGCAAGGGCATCAGCAAGGCCTGTAATGCGGTTACTACCCATCTGCAAGTTGCCAGTAATAGGTGTTTGACCATCTGCGGCTACTGATCCAGTTAAAGCACTAGATATATCACCAAGCGTGTTATTAGCCCATGTGCTAGATATAGTTGTACCAGTTACTACTGGATTACCAGCAGGTAGGGTATATGTACCCGATCCATTTCTACTCATTTGATGCTCCTTGTTGGGCGGCTTTCATCATCAATAACTTAGCCAAATTACGCTGTTCTTGTGTACCTGAGTTAGCCAAATTGATAACTGGTTTAGCGGCTTTACCTGCCAAATATGCACCTTCACCAACCACTCTTGGGCTTTGTAATGGCAATGTGGCTAAAGGCAACAAACCTTCCATACCAAGATTTAATGCTCCAGTTACAGCACTTCCTGCTGTAAAACTTGGCATTACTTTTTGTATGCCTCTAGGGGCAATGCTGTTTAATGATTGACCTGCTAATGATGGCATCAAATCTACGCCAGCTTGGTTTTTAAGAATATCAGCTAGTTGTTGACGATATTGATAGCTAGTATTGGCGTTATTACGGCCTAAAGATTGTAGTTTGCGAATAGCAGTATCTACAGCAGTTTTATCGCCCAAACCTAACGCTTGCTCAAGTTGACGCTCAAGGTCTAACGATTGTTCGTACTCACGCATTGTTTTAGCGTAATTTGGATCTTGCTTAACAATTGTATTTTTAACCTGACCTCTAGTCTGAGTAAGAATCGACTTGGCTTCTTTAGACATATCGTTTGACCATAAGTCATCGATTCTGCGTTTTAAAGCGTCTAAACCTTCTGCTGTGTGCAATTCAGGTTTAGATTTCCATTCATCTACTACAGATCGAATTTGGTCAACTTCTTTTAAAGTTTTATCGCCAACCCTTGAAGCTGAAACACCGCCAACACCTTTAACAGTTAAGCCTTTTAGCGTGTCTTGGAATGTAGTTTCAATAGGTTTAAAGTCCAAAAACACTTGGTTTTTGTTGGTTGATTGAATACCCTGCTCGTAAGCCTGTCTACGCTGGTTTTTTAGTGTTTGCAAACCACCTTGTGCGGCTTCTAAAATGTCTTTTGCAGGTACTTCACCACGCAAATTAGCTAAAAACTGTGGATTCTTAGTTGTGCCAGCTTTAAATGCTTCACCAACAGCATCGCCACCTGCACCTGTAGATAATCCAAGTGCCTCTTTACCAAGCCATCCAGCACCTTTGATTAAAGGTCTAGCAACTTCACCTAATGGGCCAGTAGCCGCACCAAAAGCCGCAGATTGCCCACGACCTTCAGATGTTGGGGTTAACAATGCTCCTGTACCACCACCAATGGCGGTTTGTTCGCCTGTAGCTACAGCCCAACTAGGAATCTTGCCAATAAAATTAGCTACTTGTGGAATAGATTTAACTGCACCAACAGCTTTTTGAGCCGCTGAATAAGGTACTGCGTAAGATGCAATTTGACCTGCTGTACCTGCTACTGGAAATTCTTTTTTAACTTCGCCAGTTAATTTTTCACCTAAACGGCTAATGTTACGACCAGTTTCAGGAAACGCTAATTCAGTTACTGCACCAGCACCTTTAATCAGTTCACCAGCACCCGATACCATCATTGGGCCAGCAACCGCATTACCACCAAACTTAGGTAGTTCTATGGCGTTAATAAAGCGGTCGTAAGCCGTTTCAGGTTTAGGCTGTACATTCTCCCATCCTTCAGGAGCAGGGCCTACAGATACTTTACCTTGCGGTGGCGTTACTATTTCCCAATCGCTCATTGTTTTTTCCTTCTAGCTACAGTCCCGTCAGGATTTAGTTTGTATTCGTAATTAGGATCGTAAGGGATATTTTGTGCTTTTAAAACAGTTTTAATATCTGTAGCAGGTGGAGTTTCAGCTTTTGGCACAGCTACATATTTACGCATTGTTTCAGGCACAGGCTTTTGCTGTGTGCCGTAAGCGTTAACAATAATGTTGCTACCAAACTCTTGCTGATTTGTAATCATCTTTTTAAGGTTTTCTTTAGTTACAAGAATATCCTTATAGTTTGGAATTACCTCATCCAAGATGCGTTCATCACCGCCATTCAATACGCCTAACTTATTAGCTTCTTTACCTGTCAATTTAACTTGAGCGTGTAATGAAGTAAGCATTTGACGAACACTTGGTTTGGCTAAGTCAGAAGTTGTTAAGCCGTCAACATAATTGTTGTACTTAGTAAGCGTGTCGTAATACAGTTTTGCACCAGTTACTTGATCGCCAGCAGTACCGCTTAATGGCTTGTACAAGTCTGCTCGCCATTGGCGAATATCTTTATTTGGCAAATTAGGTGGTGTTGGCTCTTTAAATGGATCATATCCGTATGCTTTAACCAAATCATCTGATTTAGCCACAGTAGCAGGTTTAACAGCAGGTGCTTGACCGCCACCAGCCAAAGGTGCGTTACCACCAGCAGGGGGCATAACAGCACCAGCAGGTGCACCAACTACAGGTTGATTACCAGCAACAGGCATCCTGCCACCGCCAGCAGAAGGCATACCAGTACCAATGCCTTCATCACCTAAACGCAACGCTTCGGCTTTAGACATGGCTGGCTTGCTTACTCCCAAGAATTGCATTGTGCTTCTTGGGTCATCAGCATTAGCGTTGTAGCGATAAGTTTCAGTATTGCCTGTTTTATCGTTGTACTGGCTAATTTCTTTCCATTCAGGGCCTTTTGTGGCCTCTTTGATAGCGTACTGACGCATCCAAGCTGGCAACATATCGTTTTGTGCCGCCCCTAAATTTGCGGCTTTTGGGTTTGCAGGTACAGCAGGTGATCCATCGGTTGCAGGTTTACCTTGCAATTGGGACATATAGTCAGCCAATGCGGTATTCTCGCCTTCACGAATCTTTTTAGCTAATGCTAAGTTTTGTTTTTCAGCTTGATCTGCAAAATACGCACCTGTACCAGCATTAACTAAACCAGCCAATTGCTGTGTCCAAGATGGAGCAACAAAGCGACCACTAACCATTTCGCCTTGTGGCATTTGTTGATTGCTTAACATTTGAGCCAAACGCTGTGAACGGGCTAATTCTTGTGCATCACCAGCGTATGCTGTTGGAGTTGTTAATTGCTGTATTTGACCGCCAGCTTGTCCAGTTGTAAAAGCCATGATTATTCCTTAATTACTTGGCATTAACTGGCCATAAGCACCAGCTACAGGCATATTTTGTACAGGGCTCATCATGTCAGCACCACCTTGACCCATCAGCATTTGCTGTTGTTGGGTTAATGGCAACATAGAAGCAGATTTCATGTAAGTATCTTGCTGTCCATAACCGCCTTGAGTTGTACCGCCATACTTATCACCCATGTTACGCAAAGCCATGCCTAGTTTCATTGGATCAATGCCACTCATTGGGTTTTTGCTAGTTCCCAAAGCCTGTGACGCAAGCTGTGAACCTTGCTGGTTAAGGGCATTTTGGGCCATTGCACGACCTGAAGTGTCCATAACTGGGGCTTGACCATAGATGTCTTGTTGCATCGCTTGTGGGGCAACTTGTGATAGGTAGGGATTCATAAAAAACCTTTATAAATGTTTGATTCCGCTGTAATTACATTATCAATTTTTTTTACAATTTCGACAATAGATTCGTACTTGCTAGGGTGGTTCTTTTTAATGTATTTAAAGCGTTCTGCACTTTCAGCCATATAAGCGGTGCAGTTCCAGCAATCTAGGCTTGAATGGGCCATAGACAGCCTTTCGTTAATAACTACATCTTTGCTACGCAGATAGTCAATTACTTCGCTATCCTTCCAGCTTTCGATCGGCAAGTAGTATTCGATCCCATTCTCAATATGACCTGACTTTATTGGGGCACGATGGCCTTCTGAGTTACGCTGACCCCTGATAATCCCTGTTACGCCTAGCTTACGCATCTCAGCATCGCAAGGAATCCAAAAGTTCTCAGAACAGCACTCAAAGTAGCTACGCACCTTAAAATCTTTAATACTTGTTACTGATTGCCCAAGCAAGGTGTAATTCACAGGAACTACATCTACTGGGTAACCTTTAGACTTAATTGATTCAGGTTGATTTGTTTTGATTTCGTGAAAGTGAGTAACTATTGACTTAACTTCACGCATCATTTGTTCAATTTCAGGAAAATTAGCCCCTGTATTGACCCAAACCACCAAAACCTTGTCTAAATAATCTTTTACTAAATGCAAACAAGCAAGGCTGTCTTTACCGCCTGAAAACATCAATGCGACCTTTTCGTGGCGGTTAAAGAAGTCTTGCATTAGAACGCCATTGCCGCAGTACCAGCTAAACTCATTAGGCCGCCTGTCATGCTTGACTGACCTGCTTGTGCCGCATTAGCAGAAGCGGTGTCGTAGTTACCTTGTGCAGTTGCCGCACCCAACATATCAGCACCTTTTGTAGTTGCTTGTTGGGGAACGCTAACATAACTACGGTTAGTAACTTGTGCACCTGTACTAACAGCATTAAGGGTGTTAATTGGTTCGTTACGCTGATAAGCCGCTTCGTTAAAACCTTGTTGACGGGCTTGTAGACCAGTGCCGAAACCGCTGGTTGTAGCCGCCATTAACATATCGTTTTCTTTTTGGGCTTGTATACGCTTGGCTTCATCGTATGCTTTAGAACCAACAGTAATGCCTTGGTTGGCTAAACGCTGGTCTAATTGCTCACGACCCTGTTGAATCTGTGGGTCTAAACGCTTCATATAAGCGTCTTGGTAAGACTGTCCAGCGTCAAAACCTAAGTCTGCTAAGTTCTCGGTGCTAAACGGCTTATCAATCATGCCTTGGACATAGCCCAAGCCTTTACCAGTTAATTCGCCAAGTCCGATGCTTGTTTTGTTTTGATAATCAAGAAGTTGCTGTTCCGCAGGAGATAAGGTCTGAGTAGCAGTCCATCCAGCATCAGCGTTGAACTTCATGTAATCGGAAGGATTAGGAGCAGAACCTTGTGATCCGCTTGCTTTCCATTGATCTATTGCTGATTGATAGCTACCAGCATCCAAAGCCTGTGTTGGAGTTTGGCTGTAAGTTAGGCTTCCATAAGGTGTAACTTGATTTACACGATTGGCTAATGCGGCCGTTCTAGCCGCTTCTAAATCACCTGCCGCTGTTGCTTGTGCCGCACCTGCATAATCAGGTGGTGGTGGAGCACTTCCCCCGCCTTTTCCCATATCTTTCTCCTATAAACCTACACTTATCTTTTGTCATAACAAAACATATCATATCGCCATCAGGGGAAACATCAAGTAATCGAGCGTTTTCCTCAAAGCCTAAATTCTTTACAAACTTGATTGATGCCTCATTACCGCTTAAAACGGGCACTACAATCTTATTTACCCCTAATTGTACAAAAGGATAGTCAAAAATTAGATTCAAATATTCGGGGGTCATTTTGCCTGTTATGGCTATATGACACATCACCGATACTTTGTTGTAATCTTCGTACCAAACTCCTGCACAAACCTGCCCATCTTTTAACCAGCCTATTGCGTTTGAATTTTCGGGTGTCCACACCATGTTGCAATGTCTTGCTATATATGGGCCGACAATATCCTTGTCCAAACAAAGCATTAAATAACTGATCCTTTTTCCATCACATAGTCGGTTGATGCCCAATGTAGCTCAATGTTGGCCGATGCCACATTTATGTTAACTGAGCCAGCATAGCCTAATCCAGTTACGCCCTGCCATATCTTAGTTGTGACCAATCTACCGCCCCAGTTAGCATCATCCCAAACTGCCGTGTCCCATACTCCAATATCAAGAATTGATGGGTTAAACGCTATTTGGTTGGTTAAAGGTGCTGTGTCAAAGTCTGTGGATATACCGCATAACACAGTCGGTACTCCGTTGTCCGTCTGCAAGATTGGGCGTACAAGCGTGAATCGCTTTTGCTGTCCACGGGTTTCAAAGTAATTGTAAGCCTGTTGGCAAGTGGCAATAATATTTGATCCATTATCAGAAGTTGCTTGATAAAAATCGCCAACAATGCCATCACCACCAAAATGTATATCCGCATCACCTGAAACCTCCCAGCAATAGGCCTCAATATTGGTAAATCTAGCCCAAGATTTAGTAATAGTGTGCATTACATACTGTTCCATGCCTGAATCGGTAGGAATAGACAGAATCAGCATATTTTCACTAGCAAAATAGTT